TCGTTTTCTACAGATCTCCAGATCATTTGATAGTCCGACATTACCGCTTCAGTAAGATCTATTTCTGCCATTTTAAGAGCTTCACCGCTAATAAAAGCCTCACGACCTACTGACCATTTCACTTTTAAATTATTGTTATAAGCAACGGAATCAACATAAAATCTAATAGCATTTATATAATCATTTATATTTCCACCTGGACTTACAAAGTTAAACGATGCCCCCTCAGGCAATACCATTGGTTTATCTACACCAAGAGAAACCTGACTAGCATTATCTATTCCTGATATAACAGGTTGCCCTAATGCTTGTAATCGCATAGCTAACCCAAGCTCAGTCATTAATAGATTGATCATTAGATTGGCGTTTACAATATCACTTGCACCATTGCGAACAAAGTCTGTGGTATATGGGTGTCTATGGCAAATTGTAAAAGGTAGAATTCCATAAGGATTTATATTGCCATCATTTACTGATTCAACCGTTCCATTTTGATCAACAAGAAAATGCTCATCTGCTGACCAATATGCATACACTACTTTATCTTCTTTTTTCTGTCCGTGATTATAAATAGGATATATATAAGCAAATGGCTTTCTAGCTCTAGCTTCGAATACTGGCTCAAATTCTATTATTTGATCATATTCAATCTTTTGTTCTTCTTCGTTAAATCTACTTCTTATTAAATGAGAGCCTAATAAATAGGTTAACCTTTCGGCTGTTAGCATAGATTGATCTAGGTCTTTTACATTTTCTAAATAGTCCTCATTAGTTCTGGTTGGGGGGTTTTTATACCCAATAGCCCTAGCGTTTACCAATTTAGAAGTAATCGATTGTGTAATTAGGGGAACTTCTAATGTAGTAATAGGGAAATATTTACCTAGATCGTTTTCCATTTCGCCTTGCATTCCCTCATAGTAAGAAAGAAATCTATATCTTTCTTCGATATTATCTTTTGATACGTCTTTTAGAAATTCTTTTAAGGAACTTCTTACAACGTCTTTATTTTCAACGATCATATTATACTTACCATTTCATTGATGTTGCTGTTCGTTGAACTATTGGATATTTGTATTCTATTAAATAAGTGGCTGCATCTAAACTATGCGTTAATTGTAAGTTAGACTTATCAATACCACCCTTTCTATCTCGCTGAACTTGCTCTAAATCTTTTATTAAGTATTTACATTTTGGATCAATAGTCATACTGATTTTACCGCTTGCATCTTTTAGCTTTCTATTTAAAGCGTTTAATCTATCAATGTTGCTAGGGTGATTTTTTCTAGCATATACTTCAAATCCAAAGTCTTTTAATATTTGATGATCACTTCTATTTGATGTTGTAGATCTTGCATTACCTGCTGGATCAGGATAGACTTCCTTTACCTTAGACCATTTTTCTTTTATAGCCTTACAAATCATTTCAGTTGATGAATTGTTTTGTCTTATCTCATCTATATAATGAATTGTTTGATCTCCATATATTGAAACTAATACTGCGCTCATATAATCAACATTAAAATCAATGCCAACTACTTGATATGAGCTTAACTCCTCTGCTACTTTTAGATGTTCATTTCTATTAAATGCCCACGCTGCACGATTAGCAGCGGTTTCAAAGCTTGCTAGAAATTCTTGATTATAAGCTCTTTCATCTAAATTGCTTTTAGCTAACTTTAATTCTTCCTCATTAACAAATCCTCCATCTATTGTACGATACTGCCAAGACTTCCAATCAGGATCTGATCCTTGCCCTTTTAAAAAATAATCATAAAAATTATTTGAACTAAATCCGTCTGGTGTACCAATAAGCAATGCGTTTCCCTGTGTAGTTGTTAGCATAGGATAAATCACTTCTTCAAATACTCCAGCCTTTTGATAGGCGTACTCATCAAGAACAACCCTTGAGAGTTCTGCGCCCCTAAGACTATCTGCTGCATCTGATCCCTTAATCGCAATCGTGGCACCTGATCGAGTACAACTCATTTGCGTTTCGTTGATCCTCCAGCCCCCTTGGCTCAGTATAATCGACTTTAGTGTTTGCCATACTGTTAGTTTGCCTTGCCTGTAAGTCGGTGAGATATACCAACGATTCTCTCCCTGATGCATCTCCCCCTTTAATAGAAACATTAACCCCAGAACCGACTTTCCGAATCTCCGCCCAGCCGTTATTACCTTGAACCTTGCTGGGTGGCTTAATATTTCTTTTCTTTCTTTTGTTAATCTTAGCTCCATTCATCTTTTCTTTGTCCTATTCTTATTCTTATTCTTTGTCTTTAGGTTTCTACAAAGGGCTTACAAGCCCCTTACTCTTTTTCATCTATAATAGGATCATCGAATTCCAACACCCTTACAGGTTTATAATCCTCCATAACAATATGTTCTTTAGCTTTGCCCTCTAGTCTTTCGGCAATAAACTGTACCGCCCAAGACTTTCCTTCTAATGCATAGTGAAATACTTTTCTCATTACAACTTCCAGTTTATCCATTCCATCTAATGTTCCTTCTTCATCTGAAATGTGTCTTAAAATATCAGGTATAGACCTTGATCCTTTAGGTCTGCCGTGTCCTACTGATGCAGTATTGCCAGAAACAAATTGACCTTTTTTGTTCCGATTTTTACCGTTATCAATCGGCTCAGACATATTATTTAGGCTGCCAAGCTTGGCTAAATTCTTTATCTTTAAAGACTTCTGATTTAGGAATACCATTTCTAAATAAAAGCCTTACCACCTCTTCCTTTTCCATTCCCAGTCTTTTCATTATCTCATCTCCAGAAAGCCCCTGCTTTTTTACCATATCTGAAACAATGTTAGACATTTCAAGAACTCCGTGCGTTCCCCTAGCACGATTATGTCTGATCGTTGCCATCTGTTGCTGCGCTTTATCTTTAGGTCTGACAATTACAACAGGTACCATATTATCGGTTAAAGTATTAACAGACTTATGACCTGAAACAGTCCACCTATGAAAACCATCTACAATAGTGTAATCTGGATTAATTACAATAGGTTGTGTCCAACCATCTTCTAATATTGATGTTTCTAATAGTTTTAATTCTGGCGGTGCAACTTTATTTGGATTATAGTTATTAGGCTTCAGCTTATCCCTTTCAATCCATTTAATCTCATTTAACGGCTGGTTATCCAGTTTACTCATATCCTATACTCCTTAAACGGCTTACGAGAATGATCCATAATATTTGGACTCTTTCTTTCGCTATTCATTAAAAACTTTAATTCGTTTTTTTGTTCTGAGCTTTTTTTTGGTAAATCGATTAACCAATCAACATATTTATCTCTCTCTTTTAACCTTTTTAGCAGTATTTCTCCATCTATTTTTTGTGGCTCTGGATACCTATATTTAAGATCATCTTGTATTTTAGCCTGATTTATAACCTGAACTGCTTTTTTAGGTCGCCCCATCTCCCAATATTCATAACCATTATGCTCAAAATATAAATATTGTTTTGAGTAAAACGATTTAATCTTTCCTTTATCCCTCATATACTCAATAAAAGCTTCAAATGTTTCATCGTCTTTTACTCTATCCCTGGTAGTGTAGCAATGAGGAAAGCTCTTTGAATATGATTTAGCATAAACCCAAGGAGCTGATTTTATAAATTTATCTACATCTTCCTTATTCAAGAATATTGCCTCTTTGCTTCTTCTAAGGTAATTCCCAATCTTTCCCTTTGTGTAACAGATTGATTGTTTAGAGTATTAGATTGTCTTCCTTTCATATCTCCACGGACAGCAACCTTGCATAGCCATTTCCAAGATACACCGCTTATAGGGTGTGGTTCTTCTTTAGGTATAGGCATACTTGTTCTGTTTTTATGTAGCTTCATATATTGATTTAAACTTCTTTTAACGGAATTTTTTGCATCGTGATCATAGCTATCTAGTATTACATTAATATATTCTGACCATTCCATATTGTCTGGTTTTTTATTTCCAGAACTATACAATTCTGTATTTCCATATCTCCAAGCTGTAGCAACACCTTTAACCCTATATAGCATTTTATGCCACATCTCAGGAAAGCATTGGCTATACAACCATAATCCCCTTAATGGTTCTTCTCCGTACGGAGGGCATACTCTCTGTGTTAAAAATTTTCCGTATAATTTAGTCTGATTATATACATCATACGTCTTGTTGTAGTCCCAGCCAAACTTATGGACAGCTAACCAAACATCTTCACTTGACCAATCATATATTGGAAATGCCCTATATTGATTTCTTTTGCCCTCAGATTTAGAATTTAGATAAGCATCATTTTTCTTTGCAGCAATCACCTGGAATCTTCTAAGGCTTTCTTGTGTCCTAATGCCTGTTAGCATAGCAATCTTACCCTCAGATCTTTCATATAGGTAAGGAGAAAACTCTTGAAAAGACATACCTTTTCTAAAATGCTTGTGTTCTTTTATAGCGGTTTTAGGCATATCCCTAACCCAAAGATCTTTTTTATCTTTATCCCAAGTGTACCAATAAGGTTCTTCATTTGAACAGGCGTTTCTATGTTTAAATTCTAAACAATACCAATGAAAATTAAGATCTGGGTTTTTTGCAACTCTTTCTACATATTCAATAGTAGGAGGGTGTATTGCTTCCTCATCAAAAAAGACAACATCTAAGGGTAATTTGTTTTTTTCTTTTGCTACTTCTAATGCGCAATGTAAAACAGCCGTTGAATCTTTGCCCCCAGAAAAAGAAACAACAACCTTATCAAACGAATCGTAAATTGTTCTAATTCTTTCAAGGGAGGTTTCCCAGACGTTCTGATCAATATATTCTTTTTTTCTGGTTCGCACTATTTTGTTCTTATTTCTTCAAGCTCTGAGGCTTTTACACCACCAACGATTGTTCTGTTTATCATTGGGTGCTCTATATCTGTTGGACCAAAATCGCTATCAGGGTGAAAAGCTATAACGTCCATAGATTCATCTTTTGTATCAAATTTATGTGTTCCAACTGGGTGCTTTTTTCCATCATTGCCTTTAGCAATAGAACTTCCGTCCCATTCTTTTATTATAAAAATCATTCCAGCAACGAGCGGAAGATTCCCAAATGGCGTAATACATTCTCCGTTACCTTTAGCTACAATACCTATTCTATGGCTTGGGTGGGTATGCGGTGTCTGGGTAATATTATTAGGAAAGTGTAAATGATTTAAACAAGGATCTCCCATTTTTACAGGCGGTATTAATAAACTATCTGTGCAGCCATCTATATATTTTAATCTTCCTTTTTCCTCAATTTCTCCACCTACAGTAGTAACTGCGCTATATTTATTAATAGGGTAATCTCCTTGATCGTGCAATACTTCTATTATAATCATTTTACCATCACCAATCGCTTCAAATTCTTGAGATATGCTAAAATACATACCAGCTTTTAATAAAAAGGCT